AAAACATGAACCACTCACTTGTGGACTTTCTGCACGTCGAATGATGCCTTTCTGACCGCACCCTTGTGGGGTTTGTATTCGCCTTTCATCAGCTTGAAACCTTTGCCAGACTTCATCCAATGGAATCCTTTTGGGGCATCAACTGCTTTTTTTGCCACTTTTCTTCCCTTTCCAGCTCACACGCTTCTTGGATGTTTTGCGCTTGGCTGCTGATTTGGCTGACTTGCTTTTGCATTGCGCCATTGTTGGCCGACAGGCGGGATATCCTCGTTTGCTTTTGGTTCTGGACTTCCTGCCGCATGGCTTGCCAGTCTTGCAATCTACCCAGCCTTTGCCTTTGTTCTGGCTGAACCACTCCCTGAGGCCACCGCTGGTGCTACTTTTTTTTGGCACTTTTCTTACCCCAGTTTTTGGCACCAACCTTCCGACACTTGACAAGAGCACCAGACCCATACGCCGAAGGCCACGTGCCGCCTTTGCGGGTATAGCGTGCTTTTACTTTTTTGTAGCAAGCGTCCTTCTTTTTTGCCATCAGTTTTTGCCTCTGTAGCCAGCAGCTCTTATTGCGCGACCTTGCCTTTCGGCTTCAGCCCTAGTCTTGTAGACTTTGCCAGACTTGCCCCAGCGATAGCCTCCTTTGACTTTGCGGACAGGCACTAATGCCCTCCGAGAATCTGGTTCATCATCTCATGAACGTCGCCATCACCTATCTTCATGACTTTGACTTTCATGTCGCCTTCCTCATATTCCTCTTCCTCTTCCATCATGCCATATTGCATCTGGTGGCAAAGCAAAAGAAAGTTAACAAGCTGATCGTCCGAAAGCTCAAGACCTTCAGCATCATGCGGAAAGCCCATCTTTTCTGCAAAAAGCTCCGCATTTTCTTCCATGTTTTCTACGTTGACTTCAGCCATGGTGGCCTCCTATTTCATCATGTCTCTATATTGTTGCGCCTCGGTGTCGCTAGTTGATCCGGAACCACGAGGTCGGAGCTTTGGGCGCATCCGAGCAACTTCAGCATCGCTCATTGAACCGCTTGGCCCCATGCGCGTCCGCTCCGCAAAGTCAGCTTCTTGTTGGGCGCGAATGTTGTCGTACATCTTTTGATCTGCGGCCATGCTGGTGGCAGCTTCAGTAGGCATCGCAGAAACCATTGCCTCAAGATTCATACGTTCCATGTCGCTGAGTGCACCGCCAGCGATTATGTCTTGCACTCGTGCTGTCAACTCTGGGGGAGCCTCTGCTGTCATGTCAGTGTTGGCTCGCAGGAAAGCCTGCATAAGCTCAAGGTCAGACATCGTACCTAAATTATCCATTATTTGCTTCTCCATTATAAAGGACAGACCAGTCTTTTTGCCCGACGAACAGGCCAATGGAGAAACAAATCGCCTCGCCAATGTTCTTGATTAGGAATCCTGAAAGTGTGCGCTTGTGCAACTCAGGCTTGACAATGCGAGCAATCTCTTTGGCTCTGGCCACTGTGAGGTATTCGAAAAGGTTGCTCAGAGACGTTGAAGATCGCATCCGAACGACCATCGGCACTGCCCAATGATGGTAACCACGAACTGTGATTGGGGAAAGTCTCTTGGCTGTGTACACGATGTCCATCCGATAAAGATCCATGTCCAGCTTGCCTTGCTTATAAAGCTCTGTGCAAATGACTCTGGAAAATCCACCATCTCCACCGCCACGCTCTATTTCTTCTGCGCGACTCTCTCCAGGACCACCACCATCAAACCTGTCCATAAAGCTGATGAACCCGCCATCATTGCCTGTTGGATCTGCTGGAGCGGAATATGCACTGTCATCGCTTTTGGTGTTATACCTCAAGCCTCCTATTTCGACCTGATCGTTGATTGGGGCTGCTGGACCTTGATTGTCATCTTCGTCGAAAGACCGTCCGAAAAGATTAGATGTGGCAGAGCCAACGGACTGGCCAAGCTGATAAGCTGCATTGGACATCCCTGTCAAGAAGTTTTGATCGAGTGGATTCTTTTCGTTTTCTGCGAAAGTGATGTAACCGTCCCCGTCCTCATCTGCTCTGCGGCCACCACCAATGCCATAAACATCTCCAGCATATCCAGGACCCCCACCATCCCTACGATCTTTCAAGCTGAGATACTTTCCAGGATCTGGCTCAAAAGACTCCTCAGCTGGCGGTGCGCCATAACCTTCTTTGTCAATGGCTGCTACGTTGTACCTGCGGGAATCTTGGCGAAGACCTAGGTTTATCGGTTGACCAATCCCAACCGCATCAATGGCTGTTCTGATGTTGCTGAAAGTTGGAAGGTTGTTTTTGCCCAGTGTGCCCTCAACAAAATCATCATCTCTCTCTTGGGGCGTATCGAAAGTGCTTGTTGGGACAAAAGACTCAAGCTCGACAGTCCCAGCTGATTGGCCACTCGCTGAATCAAGAGTTTGTTGGTGCTGTCGGGCTGCAGTGCCGTCCGAGAATGTTCTGCCATCGCTAGTTGTAAAAGTATTGCCAGCACTCAAATACTGGCCAGCATCTAAAAAGTTGTTTTGTCGAGAGAATGGTGCTTTAACACCTTTTAAAAATTGCTCTGGATCATACGCCACGCTGATCTCCTTTCGGCATTCCGGACATGAAAGACTCCAGCGCACCCATGTTTGGTCCTTGGGCTCTTGCTCGGATCTCTTCGACCTTGTTTTTCAAATATTCCATCATCGGGTCTGCCGCAGGTGCTGCGGGACTGGGAGGAGAACCCGCATTGGGTGGTGCTCCTGCGACAGCTGTTTGGCCAGAAAACTTGGTTGGGTCAATTGGACCCATGGGCAAAATGTTGCCGTTAAAGTCCACTTTTCATAGCCTCCATCTGGATTTTTGCTGCATTCTTTTCTCGCTCAAGCTGCAACTCCGCTTGGAGCTTTTGAACCTTGGCCTCCAACTCTGCTTGAACCTTGGCAGCTTGGATGTCCATGTTCTGGCGAGCCTTGGCCTGATCGATCTCGATGTCTGATCTTGCTTTGGCTTGGTCTGCGGCGATCTCGGATTGAGTGCGCTGTTGAAGAGCCTGAGCCTCCAGCTGTGCGAGCTGCTTGGCGTATTCCAAAGGATTCTCTTGGCCTTGTTGCCCTGCTGCTTGAAGAGCTTTGATCGGTTGCATCTGGGGAGCTGCAGCGACCACTTGGGCTGCGCGTTGCGATATGAGCATGTCCATCTCTGGATCGATGTCTTTCAAAGCGAACTTCGGATCTCTGAGGTTGGGCAATGGTGGGAGTGGCATGTTGATGCTGGCTTCCATCCGCTGGCGATACAACAACGCGACGTGCTCGGCAATGTGGGCGATCAATATTGGCTGCATCGTCTGGGCTGCTGGGTTGCCAGCCAAAGACGGATCTTGCATGAATTGAATGTGCACCGCAATGTGGGCTTCGTGATCTTGCTCTGGGAAAGCCTTGATTGGCTTGCCATACATGATCGACATGTTCTCGTCGATTGGGTCTGTCCTCGGAGCTTCTTCTGGCTTGACCAAGATCTCGTCAATGTTCGGGATTCTGATGGCCTCATACATTCGCTTGTATGCTTCGTAAAGATCGTGCAGCTGCGGAGCTGACTGGGCCATTTGCAAGATTGCTTGAGCCTGAGCGATTCTCTGGGCAGTGCTGAATATGTTGGGGTCAGAAACCGGAATGATGTCGACACGATCGTCGAAGTCAGTCGCAAAGACCGTCTCGCTGGAACCAGCAACCGAAAACTGGAAAGACTCCTCGAGGTGCTCTGCATTCAGTTTGGCCAGCAACTTGAACTCTTGGCCTTGGGAATAATGCAGACGTTTGTGGATTGCGCTGAATGCTTTGGAGCCTTGCTCAATCAGAGCGACAGTTGACCCGACAGGTGCATTCGGGTTGACGTCTCCAACATTGAGGTCAGAAGTCGAAGCGAACCTCTGGCCAGCTTGGACGATGAACCCCAAAAGGTTGAACAACGATTGGCTTGGCTCTTTGAACGGCAATGGCATGATTGCTTTGTTGACGTCATCCACCGTTGCGTCCAGATCAACGAACTCTCCAGGATTGACATCAATCTCACCACCGCTGACTCTGCCCTTCAGCTTGAAGCCACCTTGCATGTTCGCAAAAGCTGCGGAGTCCAAAAGTGCACGCAACGAGCCTGTGGCTGCTCTGCCAAGACCGCCGATCATGTGATACAAACCGAAACCGTAGAATCCCAATCCAGGCAAGAACTTGTAGCTTACGAACCAGTCTCTGCGCTTTTTGTCCTCGTCGTCCTCGTCCCAGTTCCTGCGGATGGCAACGATCTTCTCAGAGTCATAATCAATGGTAATGACGTAAGGCAACATGACAAGGTTCTCAGACTCTTCGTCCTCAATCCCGTCTATGCCCTCAAAAGCCTCGTAACAATGCATCTCCAAAAGAGTCATGACATCGTCTTCAGAGTCGTCACTTTTGTCTATGCCTTCGATCCGCTGCGTGGTGTAGCCATCATCCTCATCATAACTGTCCCCAGTGTATTCCGAAGGCAAATACCAACCAGCCGCGACATACCTGTTGTAGTCGTTTTTGGGCATTTTGATGATGTGGGTGTATCGTGGGGAGGTGTGAAGATCTTTGCTCTCTGGTGCAACAACAAAATCTTCAGCTTTGACAAACTGGCTGCATTGGCGACTGAGGTTGGCATCCCACCAAACCTTTTTGAACGTCTGGCCAACCAATGGCAGATGAAACAACATTTGGTCAAGGTCTGGGAAATACTCCGGCATCTGCTCCATGATTTGATAATTCATGAATTCCTTGACACGACGAGCTTGATCTTCAGTCTCTTCGTTTGGCTCGCCAATGATGGTGGTCTTGACTGGACCGCCAGCCGGATAAAGCTCTGCGATGGCTTTGGCGTTGAACTGCGTGGCAGCTTCTGCGATCAGCGGATGAACGACTGTGCTGAGACCACGAATGGCTCGCTCTTCTTCGTTCTCGTCCATGCCACCTTCTGGGTCGAGCGTCAACAAGCCTTGCTTGTAGCGTTCTTTCCACTCAGAGCGAGCTGACTCGTCATTCTCAAAATAACCTGTGAGGATGCCAGCTTTGCGGGACGACTGCTTTTCGTCAATGTCCTCTGCTAAGTTTGCATCGAAGTTACTGTCAGACTCTTCAATGGCGTCCAAGACCGGATCACCAATTAAAACATCCCCATCCGGCAAAGTCTCAACCCGAAGGTCATCAGGCGGGGAGCCTTCTGCAAATGGAATAACAGGTTCAGCCATACATCGTCAACCTTTTCCTCATGGGCTCGTCGTCATCTTCGTAATCACCTGAATGGGTGACAAACCAGCCTTTGCGCAATCTCAACCACGCTTGCGTGCACGTGTCAACTATGTCGTCATTCTCAACCGCTGGGAATGCAGCACAGATATCAATTAAATTTTTAGCCCACTTCTTGCCTTTTGGAAAGTAAATTCTTCCATCCTCCAATAATGCGGAGCTTGCATGGGCACGAGCTTGCTTGTCTCTGTCCGGAGAATACTCAATTACGGGGACACCAGCCATGCGCAAATCTTGCAGCAAACTCTGGCCAGAAGCCTTCTTCTCGATCAACACAGCGTCTGGGTCGTACTCTTCATATGACTCTTGTGCGATCTTTCGCAGCTCTGGGTAAGTAACACGATCCCACCAAGCCTCAAGCACCATAGCACACATCGCTCCTCTGTGCCGGAAGACTCCCCACGTTGTGCGAGCAGAATAAGATGATTTCTCTTTGATGCTGAATGCTGTGTCCCAAGACTGCAGAACATATTCAATCTCTGGCAGCTCATCGCCTTCCCATGGAACCCACCACTCTGATTTCAAGATCCCACCACCTTTTGGGGCTGGCCTTTGTTGCAGCTGTCCGGCTGAAGCATATGTCCCGAGGCTTCTTTCAAGATTGGAAAGAGTTTTGTCGTCGATCCGGTTTGGCCAGAGAAGCTCTCCTTCTTTGGTGCGTGGGTCTGTGAACCCTAAGCTGGATCTGGTCTTGGTCGGGTGGCCGATCTCATATCGGGCTGGCAAGCACAGATGATCCCATTCATCACCAACCTCATTGGCCAATATGTGCCCTGTCAAGTCTCCCTCGTGCACTCTTTGCATGATCACGACAAAAGCACCAGTCTTGGGATCATTGAAACGTGACTGCATGGCTTGGTCCCACCACTCCAAAACTCCCTCTCGGACGGCCATCGAATCTGCCTCCCGAACATTGTGCGGGTCGTCAATCACGATTATGTCGCCACCCTCCCCAGTCAAGGCACCATCCACAGAGGTTGCAATCCTTTGGCCAGTGTGGTCGTTCTCAAACCGTTGTTTCTGGTTCTGGTCACCAGTCAGCCGGAAAGCCTCCCCAAAATGATTCTTGTACCATGGGCTGTCAATCAACCGTCGACACTTGACACTGTCTCGGATCGAGAGTCCAGACGCATAAGACGCATAAAGAAATTTCTTGGCAGGAGCGAACGTCCAAGTCCAAGCTGGCATCGTGACCGCAACTGAGATTGACTTCATGTGTCTCGGAGGAATGTTGATGATCAGACGCTTGATGTCACCTTCGACCACAGCCTGCAAATGCTCAGATATTGCATCAATGTGCCAGTTGTCATTGAAGTCAGATCCTGGCTCAATCGTCGGCCATGAGCTCTTGGTAAACTCCTTCAGTGAGCGTCTCATCTTCTCCGCTCTGATCTCCGTCAATGACAGCGTGCTCAAGAACTCGTTCAATTGCATTAAGATCGTCTCCAGAAAGTCTGCTGATGTCTAATATTTTGCGCTCTTCTATTTGGGCTTTGACCTCCACAGCTTTGAGGTCTGGGACGCATTTGCCGAGAAGAGTTTTCGCCGCCATGACCCGCAACTCTGGGTCAGCAGCTATGGCTCCAGCTTTTGTTGCCAGACCCTCTGCGTCTTTCACGTAAACCGGAAACATCTCTTTTCCGGCCATGACAGCTGACAAGAACCCGACAGGGTCAGCTTGGCCCATGATCCAGTTGATCGTTGCGTTGTGGTTCCATTTGTATTTATTTTTTCGGCCACGGGAAACCTTTTGTTTGGCCATTGGCTCAACTGACTTGAATTTGCCGTCCCATGCCTCTGGCTTAACTGGTGGGCCATTGTTTATTGGCCTCTGAACTATGGTTTTCGGCTCCTTGGGCTTGGGAGGACGACCAAGTTTCTTTTTCTCTTTGTTCATTTTCTTTAGCCTTTCAACCTTGCTTGCAGTGGTCAACTGAAAAATAACTGAGCCAACTATCGCTGATCTTTGGGCAAAAAGAAACCCTCCATCTTTGCAGTGCGAAACCTAGCCGGATGGAGGGCAGTGAGGAGAAAGTAGTATGAATGAAAACACGTTACTCTTTTTTGTTAACAAAAGCAACAGCTCTGGCCAGAAACAACTTAGCATCATGGACAGCATGCATTATCCGCAGCTGCCTCCTGACTTCTTGTTGTTGGCGCAACAGCTCTTGGCGTTGCTGCTCAGGCGTTAATCTTGCCAACGAAAACTCCATCTTTGAAGAACTTGGCGAAAGCGAAAGGATCACGCTTTTGACGACGACGCATCTCATCCGAGTAAGTCATCCGCTGATCGGCGTAATAGTTTTCCTTTTCAGGATTCCAACCACGCATTGCTTCCCCAGCTTCACGACAATCTTGAATGACAAAAGCCAACTCATCATCGGTGCACTTCCTCGCCATGGATGTCCACTTGGCGAACTCTGCAGCTGTTGCCCCACTCATTGGGACAACTCCATGTGCTTTTGGTTCATCATCATGAACACCCCAGAAGCCACATCAGCACTCTCGTCACCCAGACGAACCTGCCATACGCAATCCCAATCGGTGGAATCGATGACCGTGGCCTTGCGACCGAAGTAAAAACAATCCTCATCACGAATGATGATCTTGTCGTTGCGATTAAACATAAGCAGTTCCTTTCTCAAATGATCGTTGCCAATTTTATTAGAAGATCTGATTTTTCCCATGCACGGCTAACAGTGGTATTTTCAGCGGAGTTTCTTGCGATCCAGTTGTTGCCAAGTTTAAAGACTGCAATGTGCTCTGCACCTTTTACACACCACTGAGCAGTGCTCGTTCCGAACCCATTGCCGTTCCACTCAGTGCTTGATGTTTTTGTCAACTTGACCTTTTTCATTCGCTGGTTCCTTTCTCATTTCTTAATTGTACTATGCCTGAAGTCCAAGCAGAAAGCAACAAAAAAGATTCCCAATGTTTACAATCACTTGCAGAAGGTTCCCAGTCTCTGGGTTCTCGTCCCCAATCAAAACACGACTCTGGAAACGACTATTGTTGTTTGTTTGCAATCACTTGCAAGATTCGTAACCCACGTTCCCAGTCTTTTGCTGATTTTGAACAACAAAAAAATAACCTGAAATATTCCCTTATAGTAAAGCAAAAAAGGACGGGTCAGAAAACAACTGCACACAAAAGGTTGGTTTCGCTGGGAACGCTGTTGTTATCAAACAATAATTTTTATTTTTACTTCCATAACAGCTTTCTTTGAAATTTTCTTGTTTTCTTTTTATTTTTTTGCAGGCATACTCAAAGCTCACTGAGAAAGGACACTCTATGCCTAAAGTTTACGTCGTCAATCGTCCGAGAGAAAACAAGTTTGGGTGGACCCCTGACTTGAGTGATGCATCGCGTTATGGTGCGTTGGAGATTGTGTTTGAGCCCGAGGACAAGCCACAATTTGTCCCAGGACCATCCATCCAAAAAGCTCGGAGGATAATGAAAGATTTCGGGTCAGAGGATTACATCCTGTGGCCAGGAGGTGGTGACCCTATTGCTGTGATGGTGTGCTGCATGATCGCATCAGAAATGTCACCAGTCGTGCGCATCCTACGTTGGGAGCGTAATTTTGAAGAGGGAGACAGGGATCGCCGGAAAGGTTGGTACATGCCTGTTGCCCTCGAAATGAGAAAGGCTTAACATGAAAGAGCAAGTAGATCTGCTTGAGGACGTGGCACCTGCGTCCAATGAATTAGGTGCAATTTCTGACATGGCTCAAAAGATGTTCAACATTCAAGCTGAGTGTGAAAATCTGGAGATGCTGTTGAAGAATAGAAAGCTGGATCTAAAAGCAATCGCCGAACAAGACTTGCCTGATTTAATGCAAGAACTGAACATCAAGGAATTCACCCTGACCAATGGTGCCAAGGTGGAGATCAAAGATGTTATCACAGGCTCAGTCCCCAGTGCAGGTGCAATCGCACGTGCCAAAGGTGACACCCAAGACGAGCTGGCGATACGGCAACAACAATGCTTTGAATGGTTGCGCGGCAATGGTGCTGGTGACTTAATCAAGAGCAATGTTGAGGTCCAGTTTGGGCGCAATGAAGATGACGAATGCAATGCCTTCACAGAAGAGCTGCGCGAACGTCAACTTTATTATAAGCGTGCAATTGGTGTCCATCCGTCCTCACTCAACAGCTTCATCAAAGAGCGTTTGAGCGAAGGCAAAGACATCCCCCTAGATCTGTT